GCACCAGCAGTGTGACCAATCGATCCCATGATGATTGGTTTCTGCTTATCATTATCTAGATAAAATCCTACGACCCAACTACCAGTATCTAATCCTACTGAAGCACCAGTCTTACCACCAACAGAGAATGGTGTGGTGACAGGTAGCATTACCTGTGCCCATGGTAAAGATTCTGTAGGTGTAGTGTCACCATCTTTTAAGTGATGTCCGATGACACGCACTTGATATCTACCAGACTTCTTGGGGTCTTTATCTTTTCCTGATTCTACTTGTCCTACCCACCAAGAGAATCCATCGGATCCAATCTGATGTATAGGAAACAGTGAAGATAATGCTGGATCCATATCACTTTACATTGCTGGAGTAATCCTTCATACCGTAGATATCTCTAATCAATTTGAGACGTGTAGTACATGTATTAGTATTTAGGAAGACGTTGTTATGTGATAGAGCAGAGATTAAATATGTACCACTGTTCTCTCTATCAAACTGTTCTTCTTCTCTTGCTTGCTCGGAAGCCATGTTAGGTAGCATGACTTTAATTTTATCACCAACAGATAACTCCATGTTACCTGGAATCTCAATCTCTAGTTGTTGATTCTCCATGAAATATCTTCTGGAGATACTCTGTGCTAACCAATGCTTTTGATAGTCTGGATACTGTGACCCGTTACCATTAGGATTATCTCTAGTCTCATTAGAAGCAGGAGTTTCTTCACTGAAAAAAGTTTCGTGGTCAACTAAAACTGTCAGAACTCTGCTAGGATTGATAGACAGTCCTTCTTGAATCTTTCCTAATTTATCTTGACTACCCAAGTGTGACATACTCTTGTAGTTTTCTTGTAGATTATATCTAAACTCCTCGTAATATCCTGTAGAATAATTGTAAGCAACTACATGACTAGCATAAGTTCCACTCCTCATCTGATTGATTAGATCAATCTCATTGGTAAAAGCATATTCCTCGATAGTATAACGAGATGGTTTATCATTGTTGGGTTGAACAGTATAAGTAGCGACCTCTTCCGTTCCTTTGAAGTTGTCACTTCCTGTACTATAATAGTAATCAATAGATTTAAAATTAAATCCATCTCTATTTTCAAAGAAAAGATAACCTGCTGTACCACTAGCTTGCTTAGCATCTTTAGAAAGACCAGACACTGCTTCTGGAGATGTCTTGTCTGTTGTAGTTTTTAAAGATGTTGCTGTATTAGAAACAGATTTCTGTGATATTGATTGGATAATAGCATGTGCTTTCTTACCATTAGGAAAGAAGGTAACCTTATACTTCGATGGTTCTACATCAATATCTTTTTTAGTTTTTAAATACTGTGAAAGAATCTCTTTTACAATCTCATCAGGTGTTCCTTCTAACTTCTGAGTTAGTCTAACTCCTTCATTATATAATGCTTCCTTCGAGATCAATGCTAGATTATATGTCTGTATCTTAGCAGTGAATACTCTATTGTATACTTTCCAAACATACATGTCAAAGTTATATTCATTCTCTTCTACATCAGCTACTGTAATGTTGACTCTCTCGCCACCTTGAATAGGTAAGGTACTAATAAAGTTAGTACCAGAGTCAATGACTGGCATAATACCACTAACAAATGGTTCAAAAATACTTTCATAATACGAGAACCCACCAGCAGCTGCTGTAAGATCATGCTTACCGCCATTGACATCAAACATAAGCACTTCTTTAATTTCTATAGACTTAGCGTTCTTATTTGACATCAGTATCGGAAGTAATATGTGGTAGTTAATGAAGGATTGTAGACAGACAAAGAAGATAGTCCTCTTCTTGGCGCTATTGGTGGTAGAGCAGCATTGTTTAATGCTCGATTCTGTTGAATTAGTCTAGATAATTCTGGAGCAGCACGCTGCATCTCAGGAGTCACTGTAATAGGACTGGTATTGTTATTTAACCCAGTCATTTGAACTGGTGTAGCATCTCCTGGAGATGTTCTTGTGTTCTGAGTTTGTTTTCCGATATCCAATAGACCTACATCGGAGAGTGGATTAACACCAGTAGATCCTGGTGGTCTCTTCTCAAAATGTAAGTGCTCGCTAGTAGATAGTCCTCCACCAGTGTTACCAATCTCACCAATAGTTTGTCCATTGTAAGCAGAGCCAACCTTCAGGTCAGGGTTGATAGTCTTGAGGTGACCGAAGTAATACTGAACACCATCATCATCTTTAATGATGACTAGATTTCCAAACGTACCAGCAGGACCAGAATGTTCTATGGTGCCGCTCCTCTTAAATCCAACCATGTAACCTGTTTGACCACTAGTTCCAATGTCAATACCATTATGATGTCTCCCGTGATAATCAGAATGACCAAATGTTGATGTCAATCCAACCTCAGCATGTCCTACAGCTCCACCAGTACCTTGCTGACCAGCAAGTAAACCCTGCTTAATAGAGTTCGGATCAACTTCATTGACCACACCAGTACCAGAAAGATTAGGAGCAGCAGCATTACCTGTTGGACCTGCCCCAGGTGCCATAGGATTGCCACGGGTTTGCATCCCCATCATATTTTTTAGTTTATCAAAGATGCCCCTCTTTCTCATAGGGTTATCAGCTTCATCAGGTTGACTACCACCAACTGGTGATCCACCAAACATACTGGATAGCATAGTTTGTGGTAGTCCAAAGTAATCAGTAACACCTCTTGCCATGCTAAAGATGGGACCTTTAAACATGGAATTAAGACCGCCAAGTTTTTTCATTGCTTGGTTGAGCAATGAAAGTAACAATCCACCACCAGTCTTAGGTACTAACTCAGCACCCTCTGCTAATTTTTGTGTGGTCTGTACATCACCACCAGATTCACCTGCTTTCCTCATGGTCCTAGCAAGACCGTTGTTTCTGTTCAGTGGAATGACAGAAGAACCTGGACGTAATCTACTTACGTTTGGATTGGATGCTATCCTAGTACCAGCACTAAATTTTTCTGCTTTCTCCTTAGGATCACCAGCAATAACTCCACCAGCATTCAATGGTGTAGGAGCAGTAGGAGCAGATGGCATCCTAGGAGAGAATCCACCCTGCCCAAACATACCACCACGATCACCACCAGTCTTCGCTGCCCATGGTGTGGCAGAGTTCATAGGTTGTGGACCTACAGGTTTGGTGTATTGAGTAGCACCCCTAGGAGCACCACCTTTTTTACCACCACCCATAAACTTCCCAAGCATTCCCTTGAGACCACCAAAAATGCTACCTAGGAGACCACCACCGCCACCACTTCTATCCTTCTGTTCTTCTAGTGTATCAGTGTCACCTAAGGTAGCATTATCACCATCCTGTCCTTCTAAAACTTGCTGTGCCTGCTGTGCCCTAGCATCTGCTTGAGCATCTTTTTCAATATCTACTTTCTCTCGCTCAAGTTTCTGCTCATTCTCCTTGAGTTCGTTATCTCTATTGAAGTATTGTTTTAATGATTCTAATACACCAGTAACTCTAGCTAGATGAGCATTGGTGTTACCTTTTTCTTCTACGTTCTTCTGTTCTTCAGCACCAAGGTTGTTTACCTTAGCAGAGATAGCAGAATATTGTTCTTTAATAGTCTCTAGAATTTTATCTAGACCTGACTGCTGTGGTGGCACAGCACCCTCAGGTGCTCCAGATAGATAACTATCATCATCCTCACGTGCTGGTGTAGCAGGAGCAATAGGTGATCCAGCAGGACGAGCAGCTTTATCTAATAAAGCAGAAAATCTATCCTCTTTTGATAGTGAAGGATCTTCACTAGCATCAGGATCTTTAGAGAATGTTCCTGCTAATCTACGTCTCCTATCTCCACCAAACTCAGACGCCATTGCCTTGGCGAAGAAGCTCTTCTTAAATCCTCCTTCTTTCCTCTCCTTATCCTGTCCTTCTAACTGCTCAAGTCTAACAATGTCTTCTTGAGTAGCATTCTTAGATTCTACTTTCTCTTTTAGTAATTTTATCTCTTCTTCACGTGCCTTTCTCTCGTCAGCAGACATGGCAAGAGCATTCTTAACCTTGCCACCAATCAGTGAACCAAGATTAAGACTGCCTGTAGCATCCTGTGCCGTTGATAAACCTGCCGCCATTAGAGATACCTACCTACCTATATTTATCGTGCCAATCTTGCTTTTAAAATATCAGACATCGTAGCATTACCTGAGATCCATTGATCCATCTCAGCTGGTGTGAATGGATCCGTGACTTTTCTAGCAGCAGGTTGCTGCATCCCAGGTAACGAAAGTAAACTAATCTTAGGATTGCCTTTACTTGTAGCAGCTGGAGTAGCAGGTGCTACGGGTTGAGCTGGTGCTGTGATAGTAGGTGGTATTGGTGGTGGTCCTGGTGGAGCAAAGACTGGTCCTGCAGAAGAGTTAGAATCAGTAATACCAAACTCTTGTTTCTTTCGTTGAATACGCTCACCCATCTCCGCCATAGTAATATGACCGTCGTTATTAGTGTCTAACGCCGAGTTGGACCGATAAGCTTTAGATCCACGGGAGTATAATGCTTCATGATCTTGCTTGTTGGCATAAGCAGGAGCAAACACAACACTATACAACTGACCAGCAGTAGGATTATCGGGGAACTTCCCCTGATCTTTCCAGTATTGAAAATATGCCTCGACATATTTCATCTGCTGTGCTCTAGTCATTCTTTTAAGTGCTGCTTGTGTTGTGTTAACTGAGGCAGCACTATCTCTACTGAACTGAATCAATCCAACGTGTGAACCATTGTCTTCTGCTGGATTAAAACCAGACTCCGATGCCATCAATCCTAGTAAATCACCCTCTTTAATACCAAATTTTTGACAAACTCTCTTAACCTCTGCCAAGAACTCTGTGTCATTACCAATCAATCGAGCAGAGGCTCCAGATAATGTAGCACCCATCGGACCCCCAGTTTGAGGAGCAGCAGCACCGCCACCACTGAACAATTGAGCTAGTTGATCTAAGATGCTACCAAATCCACCGCCACGTTTAACCATCTTCATTTCCTTCTGTTCTTCACCTACTCCACCTAGGGTAGATTTTACTGGAGTAACAGGTAAATTAAGTTCTTTAGCAATAGGATCTGTAGTTTGCTTGACAAAGTTATAGATTGGTCCTGCCCATGGTCCAGAACGTTTGGTAAGTTCTCTCATAGCAACAATGATCGGGGCAAGAGACTGTAGTGGGTTGTATCCACCACTCTTAGGATCAATGATCAACTCATCACCTGCCTCACCAGTCATAGCAAGAACACCACCACGATTCATTGGAGTTGGTTCCTCTTTACCTGTTGCTGGTTCAGATGGAGGATCAGACTGTAGTTCTGTACCAATGTCAGATCCAGCAACAGCATTGAAGAAACCAATCAAAGGAGTACCATCACCCATGGCAATAGTTCCTAGGTTTGGTTCAATGTGTTGTGTGTATGCCTCAACATCAATGTCTCTAATAATATCTACGATACTAAATCCAGCACCGACCCATGGAATAGCACCACCCAATGATAAAGCAGATCCTTTGAGGTCTCCCATGACACCTCTAACAATCGCCTCAATCACACCATAACCAATGTTAATTACTTGACCGACAGCAGGAATTGCTTGACCACCTACTTTAATACCAAGTTTAGTAAGAATCTTTTCTAGTAATTCTTTACCACCTCTCTTTATAATTGCTGTTCTAACTTTAGCATTATTAATACCACGTTGAGCAATTTTTAAAGCACTCTTAGGATTAGTAAGTTGATCCTTAACATACTTACCAATAGGACCGAGAGCAAGGTCAACAGCTTGCTGTCCCATAGGACTCTTTATTAACTTAACTAAGTCATCCCATGTCTGTGGCACACCAAACTTTTTAAGTTGTGCTCCTATCTTCCCTGGTGCTGAAGCAATTAGATCTCCTGCTGCTTTTGCTTTGTTACCAATCCATCCACCGATAGCAGTAGCAGCATCCCATGTTCTTCTAGCACCACCCTTGACAGCATCACCAATACGACTGAAGAATCCTCCTACAGCACCTATTCCTCCCCTAACAGCATTAGTTGCTTTACCAGCAGCATCAACAGCACCACCTTTTAATCTCTTACCAAGTTCTACAGCACCATCAACAACTTTCTTTCCTTTTGTTGCTACATTCTCAGCAAGAGCCTTAACAGGTCTCAATGCTTTGTTAATTTTCTGACTTGCTAAACGTTTGAGAGCCTTGACAGTTTTGATAGGATTTTTAAGTCTCTTGAATAGTTTTCTAAGACCTTTAAACCTCTTTAATATATCAAAAGGATTGAACCCACCTTTTTTCTTCTCTTCTTTCTTCTCTCCTTTTTCAACGTCTGTTAACGAGGCGTTATCAGTCTTCTGCTCCATCGCTAATTCCTTAGCGTCCATCTCAGCATCATCAGCAGCATCAGCAGCAAGTCTAGCCTGATCTTTCTTCGCCTCGTTAATACCTTTCTGTAATGTGTTGCCTTTCTTTAGAGCGTCACGAATCTCTTCTACAGTTTTGTTAAACTCATCAACAGTTTCACTAGAAGAGGGAGATTTTTTCTTAGTATCAATTACAGCTTGGAATCTCTGTTGTAGACCCTCGAATCTCTTGGTGACACCATCAATATTCTTATCAAAATTACTAGCACCACGGATAGTACGGGTGCCAAACATACCCTGTACATATCTTTGCTGTTTAGTTAGTGATGGATCTAGAGTAGCATCAGGACTCTTAGCAAACGTACCTCTTGCTCTAGCAATACGATCACCACCAAACTCAAATCCTAATGCTCTCTTAACATAGAATCCTTTCTCCTGCTCAGGCATACCTGTCTCGGCTGCCATTCTTCTAGCATCAGCAGCACGACCAAAGGCAGACTTAACTTTCTTGCCTAAGAAAGCAGTTAAGTTTTCAAAAGGTTTTACATTATTAGATTCTTTAAAATTAGAATTAAATTTAGCAGGTTTAACTGCTCTCTTAATTTTAACAAGAGTTTCTTTCTGCTTCCTCTGCTTTGGTTGAGCAGGAGCAGGTGGGTTTTGAATACTATCGACTAAAGGATCAAGAAGATTATTAGTAAA